CCACTCATTTATATTACACTTTCCAATTATATTAATGTAAAAAGTTTCTCCTTCATTAAATAATTCATTGAATTTATCTTCATCAAAGGAATATTTTATAAACTCAATATTATCATGATAAAATTTTACTACATTTTTCTTTTTACCAATTAAGTAAATATTACTCTTTGAGATAGGAAGATCATTAATTATAATATTTGGTTCCTCTACTTTATGCCCCCAAAAATTATGATATTTATAAACATCTTTGATGAAAGATTCCTTTAAGTCATCAACTGGAATATCAAAATCAACATCATATTCTCCCATATCAATTTGGACATTTTTAAATTGTTCATTTAATTTATCAATAATCATCGGAACATTTTCTTTTTTAATTCTATATCCAAAAGCTTCAGGATGCCCCTCTACAAATTCAAATTCATTAGTTTCCTGTAATATTTTTTTAAAATCTTTAACTGCTCCTTTATCATATCCTCTTCCACTACCTGCTATATAATCATTTTTATAAGGTTTTCCAATTAGGGTAGGTCGTTTATATTTATCTGCTAATCTATTTGCAATTAATCCTAAAAAATTATTTTCAAGTTTTTCATTACCAATTGCAAATAAAATCTTATTATTGATAAGTTTTTGATCTTCAATTATTTCTTCAAGATTTGTAACACTACTATCTCGTATCTTATCTTGTCTACGCTTAATATTAGTTAACTGACGTGCCATATGTTTTTGAACAGATTCGTATACATCATTACGCTTATAATAAACTTGTTCATTTGAACCTAATAATGCTTTAAAGACCATTTCTTTTTCTTCTTGTTTCCCAGCTCTGATACACGAATTCAAAAGAGGAATTACATACCATCCAATACTGGTTGGATTTATTTCACCTTTTATTGAATATGACTGCTTTTCAATTAACTCTTTTAAAAAAGTATTTTTAATTTGATTGAGTCCAGTTTGGATATAATAAATGACTTCCGGGTCACGAATATCTGCGATATCGGACACGTGCCCTAATGCAACTAAATCAAGATATTGATTAGAATTATGTATATTTAATTTATCATCTAATGCTTGTAAAAACTTATAGGTCATACCCACCCCAACGAGAGCTTTATCAGTATAGTCACTAGAAATCTGATTGTTTACCAAAATACTATATTCTGAATCACTATCTATATCATGATGATCAATAATAATTGTATCAATTCCACGATTATATAATTCTTTTTGTTCTTCTACTCGTACTGCTGCATCCGGAACAATGACTAATTTAATATTATCAGGAACATCTTTTGCTTTAATACCATGCTCTTTTCCTTGATGTAAATTATATGTAAGATGATTTTTTATGTATTGTGGATATATATCACTTAAATATTGAATAAGAACTGCTGAAGAAGATAATCCATCTGGTATATCCTATGGATCAGAATCAACCTGTACATAAGCATCATCCTCTTGCTTAATGTGTTTAATTAAACAATGCACCGCCTTGTGTATATTTTTTAATTTAGAATAATGAATTTCAGCTTCTTGAGAAGGATGTAAAAATTTATCTTTATTCTTTACTCCTCTATTATTTAATATTTGTTCTATTGGATTATTATAATCATTTTCGCCAATTAATTTATATTTCATGAAATCATCCTTTTTTAATTCAATTTGTATTTATTTTCTTTATATAGTTTATTCCACACTTCTTCCCCTTCATCTGTTGGAGAATCCTTTTCTTTAAGAAGATTATTTTTATCAAAGATTGAATACTTTAGTCTTCCTTGCAACCGTTCAGATTGCTGCTTTATAAACTTTATTTGCTTGTCCTTATCCCATACAAACATTATTTTTGTATCTAATCCTAATGTTTTCAATATCTTTACTTGTGTATCAGTTAGAATGTCCCCTTCAATGCTTATTGCATTTTTAAATCCCCATTGATAGAGATACATTACTGTTTTTGCACCTTCAACTACAATTACTTCTTTTTTTTCTTTTATGTAAGGCAATGCCCTATTCAAATTAAAAAATTCAATTGACTTATTACAAGGAACTACATATAAATATTTGTATTTATCTTGTTTAATTTTATTTTTTCCGCAGTATCTTCCTTTTACCCCAATTAGCTTTCCATCTGTATTGAAAACAGGGAATGTTATTCTTTCATTATCAATATCTATTCCTACTTGAAAAAAATTTTGAGTCTTAACCGACAACCCTTTTTCTACCCATTTGTAATAAGGTATTGTTCCAAAATAATCTAATATTTTTATTGGTCTTTCAACATTAGTTTCTAATCTTGTGCTACTGTTATGTACCTTTTTAAGCCAACGATTATATTCTGGTTTTATGTCGCTATTAGATGTAACTTTATAAAATTCATCAATATATTCAAAGTATCCTAATTTATTACAAATCCAATATTTACTTTTTGTTAAAAACAATTTCATTTCTTGATCTGAACTTGCTGAATACATAACATAACTTACTATATTAAAAATGTCTCCGCTAATTCCTTTTGATCTAATCGCTGATCCCAATGTTTCATTATTCTTTATTTGAACACTTCTTTCATTATCTCCTTCAGGTAATCCTGCAACTATTAGCTTCCCATTTTGTTCATCGTGTATTCCCCAACATTCAAGCTCATCTAATATTAATTCAACTTTTTCTTCATCAAAAATTCTTTTTTTAATTTTTTGAAGATCAGACAATAATCACCACCCACTTTTACATTCCGTATCTGGGAACTTTAACATATGCAACTTCTTTAAAATAGTTAATTTCATAATTTGCTTCATATAGAATTTGTTCATCTTCTGATCCAAACCTATTTTTTGCTAAGAAAAGTACCAAATATTTCTTATCCGAATTTAAGTGGTAATCCTCTTTATACCATTTTTCGTTGATTGGGTCTTTCTTATAATTATAGGCATGTAACGCGTATTTTTCTCCTTCATATTCATCTGCAAATAATAATCTACCCATCATAACCACAGATGCCACTTCATTAATTTCCATACTTTTACCAGTGGCATCAAGATCAAGGAACCTTGTTTCTTTCCCTAATTTCAATTGCACAGTTGCTAAAGTACCAACATTATAGTTGTCTTCTTTAATTAAATCATGTAAGTCTTGTGCTGAATTTGAAAATGCTTCCCAACGCGCTAATTCTTCACTCGATCTATCTGGTTTAAAAGTATCAATAATTAATTTATTGAACCCTTTTGGACGATATAATTCTACTCTGGACAAAATATCTTCCAATCTATATTTCTTTAATTCTAGTGTTTTAATTAATCCTTTTCCATTTTGTTCAGCCCATTTAGCAGCATTAGTTAGTTTACTCATCATTTCATCGTTAAAATTACCTTCATACATCTTTTCACGATTGATTGGTTTATTTAATTTCTTTGTAGAAATAGTTGAAAGCAATAACTGTCTCCATTTTTTAATGCCCTCTTCATTTATCCCTAATAATGACTTTTCTTTATTTTCAATTAAGCCAAGAATAAACTTTTCCATTGTGATTGAGCTTTTACCAACTCCAGAAGAAAGAATTAAATAGTAAAGGTATCCATCTTTCCAACCTTTAATTTTCCTATTTAATCTTGGAGAATCATGTAATGGCATTCCCATCTGTTCTCCAGAGTTTAGTTCATCAATAGTTTCTCCAAGATCATCAACTAAGTCATATTCTACAACTTCTCCTGTATTTATATGTGCGAATGCCTCTTTAGCTTTATATTGAATGAATAGTTGTAACTGTTTTAATGTCATTTTACATACTTTAATAATTAATTCTTTATTATGTATATCAATTAATGAATTAAATTGAAGCTTTCTTAAACTCTCATACTTTTTTATTTCGCAAAAATGGTATTCTTCATTTTGTGTATCTTTAGTGCATTCATTCATTAATTCATTAATTGTTTCAAATGCCCCGAAGTGATTATACGAATCAATATAACTTTTTTTACCTGTTTCTTTAGGCTTAGATGTAACATATGTATACACTGTTTTATCATCAAATGTTCTAATTCCACTATCAAACATTTCTCTACCAAGAGTATAGTAAAAATACCATACATCCTCAGTGAATGTTTCTATTGACATATCATGAGATTTATACTTTTGATATAAACTTGGATTCGACCATAAATATCCATTAAGTAAAGACTCATGTGGAAAAGATGGTTCAACAAATTCTTTTATTGCTTTCATCTGCTCATTCCTTTACAGTAAATCAGAAATATCTAGCTCATCCTTCTTTTTTCTATTTTTAAAAGTAATTTCTACATTATCTGATTCTGTAACTTTTTTATTATTATGAGATGCTATTTTATTTCGCTCATTCATCATTTTAACTTCATTAATGTTGTTGATTATCATTCCAAACACATATGAAAATTCATTCCATTTCGTCTTAAATGAGTTATGCAACAATACATAGTCAATCCTTTTTATAATATATTCATATGTTTGAAGCATTAACTCATAGGTAACTCCCTGCTTATACCTTCTTATTTTTTTATTATGTATTTTAATCGTTCCATTACGTAAATCCTGTAACTTTTCAATCATTCTAGCATCTAAAACATCGAGAGAATGAAGCTTTAACAAGAATTGATAAAGGTTATCCCATTTTTCTGCTTCAATTTTCTTCACTTCCTTATCTTTTTTATAAAGATCATAACAATCTTGATGAAAATATTTTCTGATTTTTTTCTCTGTACCATTTTTATTAAACTTACCCGTTTCTTTTTCTTCACAAAACATTTCAGTTTTATCATTCTTTTCTTTACACCATGCACATTTTACAATCATAATTTCTACCTCTTATTTAAAAAAGTAATGGGTAGAACATTAATCCTACCCTTATATTTAATTTATTTAGTTAATTCCGTTACAATTTCAAGAGCTTTCTTCAATTGCTCTACATTTCCTTTTACTTTATGATAATCAGGAGTACCAAATTCCTTTTTAAATTCAGACGCAGCTTTAATTTTCTGTTCTTTAACCATATCTTTAACAATATCATTTACCTTTTCTAGCAATTCATCTGGATCATTTTCTAGTTTTTCTGCTGAAGTTTTTACTTTATCTTCTCGTGCTAGTTGTTCCGTCTTTTTCAATTCATCAACAGTATCTTTAGTTTTGTTTAGTTGCCCCTCCACTGCTTCCTTAAACACATTCAAAAAGTTTTCTGCACCATATTCTACCTTTTCAGGAAGATTAGTATATCGTCCGCCCGCAATTTCAATATAATCGGATGGCCTAAAATACATCATTGTTTTAGTATCATGAAAATTAGTAGCAGTATCCTTACCTTTTTTATCTTTAATATTTTCTTCTAGCTCTTCTCCGTTCTTATTAAGAATACTAGTCTCATTAAATAAGCAGCAAATTAAGCTTGATTGTGATTCAAATACCTTTCGTCCAGTATTGCTCATCATCAATTGAACTGAGTTATATTTACTTCCATCATATAAAGTTGTTTCTTTTTCCTTTGTCCACGCAATATAAAGAAGTCCGTATCCTGCATTTTTTAATGTATCGAATGGCTTTTTCAATTCATCAAAAAGAATTACCCAACCGTTTTCTTTTCCTCCAGTTGATTCTGAAATATCCTGAAGGGATGAAAACACTTTTCCATACCGCTTACCACGATCATACAGAATCCAAGCAGTACAAGCATCAATTGCTCGATCAACAGTGTCTACACCAATTAGTTTAGTAATTCTACCTTTCTTTGCTTCTTCCAAAAGTCCAGGTACAACTTCCTTTTTAAAGAAATCCCAAACTTTGTATAATGTTTTATCCGTTCCTTCTTCGTGTAAAGGAATAATGTTTTCCAATTCCCATGTTTCATATCCATCTTCAAATGCAAGAAGCAAAGCATCTTCAGGAGAATCATAATGAAGTTCAGTAAGTTCTTTCCATAGTCGGGTCTTACCACTTTTAAATCCTCCGGCAATCAGCGTTGTAATACTTTGCAATTCAACTTTTGGTACGTTTTTCTTTACTTTATCTCTAAATCCCATTACTACATCTCTCCAATTTATATATTTTTATATTTAATATTATTTATATAAATATTGTTTAGAAAGGAAGATCTTCATCTGAGATTTCAACAGGAGTCGATGTATCAGCAAATGGATCATTATTATCTACTGTTTCAAATGGATTTCCTTCATCTTTATTAATTGCGATTTCACTTTCTTCCAATAGTCCACGATGGAATGTACCAGTTACATAGTTAGTAATTTCTAACCCTCTTTTTGTTCCAGTTGTAGCACGTTCATAATCAGTTACTTTATCATCAACATCTTCAAATGGATTATCGCTTTCATCTGTTTCTTCCACGGCAACCATTGCGAATTCAGCTCGGTTGTTATCAATACCTTCTACTACCATAAAATCAAGATGTTCAATCTTAGAGAAGGCATCCGCTAATGATGTTTTTCCTTCCGCAACTTCTTTATTAAAAACTGTTAAATCTACTTTATTTGGAGTTGACTTTTCCTTTCCATAGTCTAAGAAAATACCATTTACTTTAGTATCTTTTGTTTCTTCATCCTGATATGTAGAATTGATAGCTAGTTGCATCTCAAATGAATTTACTTCTGTGAAATCTTCATTATTAAAATC